TTCTGTGACAGATCTCTCTAGGTCGAAATATCTGAGTACCCTTGAGAGGCCACAGGTGGCCGCATAGGCGGTTTTTAGCGGTTTTTTGGGTTTGTGGTCGGCTCGGTTGCTGTGCGTTCAACGTCGAGCAATCTGGTTTTTGGGAACTTGTGAGAATGGATCTATTGGGCCGATAAACGCATTTTGGGTTTAATTAATGGGCCGAGAATGGGTGTGTGTTTATGGTCGATTCGTTTGTTGATGAGGTGAATTCGGGTGATGAGCGCAGGGCTTTGGTGGCGTTGCGGGCTCATTTGGCTGAGACGTTGTTGATTGCTCCTCCGCAGGCGGTTGCTGCGTTGGGTGCCAGGTTGCAGATGGTGTTGGCGAAGCTTGCGTTGCTCGAGGGTTCGGGTGTGGAGGGTTCTACTGTTGACGATCTTGCAGCGGCCAGAGTTGCTAGGCGTTCAGGTGCCGCAGATTCTGCATCTGCCGGTAAGCGTTCACAGCCAAGACGCAGCGACCGAGGCGATAGAGCTGGCTGAGTCGGTTGGCATGTTGTTGGATGATTCGCAGCGGTACACGTTGCGGGTGGCGTTGTCTGAGCGTGATGATTTCACTTGGTCTGCGTTTGAGGTTTGTGATGTGCAGCCAAGGCAGAATGGCAAGGGCGAGACGATCCAAGCTAGGGAGCTTGCAGGGTTGTTCATCTTTGATGAGCAGTTGATCATCCACACGGCCCATGAGTTTCCTACCGCTAACGAGGCGTTCTTGCGGATGGTTAGTTTGATCGAGTCGAATAAGCAGTTGTCTGCGAAGATTGCTCGTATCAGGTTTGCGAATGGTGAGCAGGGTATCGAGTTGAAGTCTGGGGCTCGGTTGAAGTATCGGGCTCGAACTGGTGGCGCTGGTCGTGGGTTTGCTGGTGCGAGTTTGGTTGTTTATGACGAGGCGTATGCGTTGCAGGCTGAGCATGTTGCGGCTTCGTTGCCGGTGTTGTCTACGCATCCGAACCCGCAGGTTTGGTATGCGTCGTCTGCTGGTTTGAGTACTTCGTCTGCTTTGTGGAAGATCCGTCGGCGTGCCCTTGCGGGTGACGCTGGGCGGTTGGCCTATTTGGAGCACACTGCTGAGCGGGTCACACTTGATGACCAGGGGAACTGTACGAGTGAGCGGTTAGATGTGAATGATCGCAGCTTGGTGGCGTTGGCTAACCCTGCGTTCGGTACTCGTATTTCTGCTGATTACATTGATGCTGAGCAGAGTGCGATGGGTGATGAGAAGTTTGCTCGTGAGCGTTTGGGTGTGTGGGATTCTGAGCCGGATAGTTTGCGGTTTAAGGCTGCGAAGATTCCTGAGTTGGCGTGGGCTCGTACTTTGACGAACCGGCCACCGGTGTTGGGTGTGGGTGAGATCACGATCAGTTTTGATGTGTCTCGTGGTGGCGAGTATGCGAGTGTTGCTGTTGCTGCTGGTTCGATTAGCGCACCGTATGTTGAGGTTATTGAGCATCGTGAGGGTACGGGCTGGTTGGCTTCTCGGCTTGTTGAGCTGGTTGAACGTTGGGAGCCGACTGCTGTTGGTTGTAATGGTGCGGGCCCGACTGGCGCTGCTGTTGGTCCTGTGTTGGCTGCGTTTCGTGATGCTGGTATCAGCGCCGATTTGTTGCACCAGGTGAACACGGTTGATTACAAGCAGGCGTGCGGCGGGTTCTTTGCTGATGTGATTGAGGGGCGTTTGAGTCGGCCTGATAATCAGGGACCGTTGGATGTTGCTGCGGCTGATGCTGCGGAACGCCAGTTGGGTGATGCGTGGGCGTGGGATCTGCGTTCTTCGGTTGTGCCGATTTCACCGCTGGTTGCTGTGACGATTGCTCGAGCTTTGTTGCCTGTGGCGGCTGTCGTTAGCCCACAGGTGTTCGCATACTAGAAAGGGCGGTGCCAATGTTTAAAGATGCTCTTGCGACCGTTCTGGAGATTGCTGGGATTATGGCTGTTTGTGTTGCAGTGTTTTTGGTGTCACCGATCATGGCCCTTGGTGTTGCTGGCGTGTGTTTGTTCGTTGTGGGCTTTCTGATTGATGGTGCCTGATGGGTTTCTTTAAACGTGAGCAGCGTGCGATCACACCGGATTCGATTATTGCTGCGGTGAATCAGATGCGTATGCGGACTGGTGCGCCAATCGTTGATGCCAATTCGGCGATGCGGTTGGCTGCAGTGTGGGCTTGCGTGCGGTTGTTGGCGGGTGTGGGTTCGACGTTGCCGTTGGATCAGTACCGTGATGGTCCTGGCGGTCGTACACAACTGCCGGCTAGTTCGCTGTTTCGTGCGCCAGCACCAAACGTCAACATCACCACATGGCTTTACCAGCTGTGGTCGTCACTGCTACTCGATGGCAACGCCTACGGCTTGGTGACCGAAACAGGCGTAAACGGGTTCCCTGTCACAGTAGAGATCCTCGACCCGGCCACCGTCCAGTGGCGGCACGTTGACGGCGAGTGGACCACACAGATTAACGAGAAGCGGATCAACCGTTGGCCTAACGGACCGCTGTGGCACATGCCAATGTTTGTAATGCCAGGTATGCCGATGGGCATGAGCCCGATCAACAGTGCAAAACAAGCTATCGGTTCAGGCATCAGCGCTGAGCAGTTCGGTGCGCAGTTCTTCAACAGTGGTGGCAACCCTAACGCCATCATCTATTCGGACTCTGAGTTGACTCCTGAGCAGGCACAGGGCATCAAGGGTGCGTTCATCAATGCCACACAGGGCAACCGTGAACCCGCCATTATGGGCAGTGGGCTCAAGTATGAGCGTGTGCAGATCAGCCCTGACGAGTCACAATTTTTGGATTCGCAACGGTTTACGGTTGAGCAGATCGCACGCATCTACGGCATACCGCCTGAGCTTGTCGGTGCCGCCACATCTGGTAGCTCGGTTACTTATGCGAACCGTGAGCAGCGTGCAGCGGACTGGTTGAGCTTTGGCCTGATGCCATATTTGATCCCGATTGAAGATGCGCTTTCAACGCTGGTGCCAAGGGCGCAGCGTGTGAAGTTCAATGTTGACGGGCTGTTGCGCTCCGATCTCAGTACGAGATATGCGGCGCATGCTGTTGGTATCGGTTCTGGTTTCCTCACAGTTGACGAGGCCAGAGCGTATGAGGATCTTCCACCGCTCACTGCAGAGGATCAGCCTTTGCCTGTTGACCAGGTGATTGCCTGATGCCTTGGCATGTGGTGGAAAAAGATGCGGGCTGTTCTGTTTCTGAACCGTGGGGTGTTCGCAAAGATGATGACAATTCATTAGCAGGCTGCCATGGCAGCAGAGCAGAAGCAGTTGATCAGATCGCAGCACTGTATGCATCTGAAGCTGACAGGAGTATCCGCATGGAAGAAGAACCAATCCACCCACTTAGCCCACGCCAGAAGGCGCAGTACGAAAGTACTGAGTCGATTGTTGAGGTGTTCGGCCAGTACGATCAGACTGCTGGTGCTGATGGCTGTGGCTATCAGGCAGAGTCTGAGCAGGCCAGTGATGGCATTGCTTGTGCTAACTGCGTGTTCTTCATGGAAGGCATGTGCGAGGTTGTGAGCGGTGAGATCGCTGCGGCTGGTTTGTGCAAGCTGTGGGTGATCCCTGCAGGTTTGCTTGAGGGTGAACCTGAACCAGAGGTTGAGCCTGAACCTGTGGTTGAGGTTGAGGTTGAGCCTGAACCTGTGGTTGAGATTGATGGGTTTAAGCGTGGTGTGAAACCTGAGCGTGAGGTGCGCAAGCTTGAAAAGCTTGAGGTGCGTGCAACCCCTGATGGTGGTGCGATCCTCGAGGGTTACGCAACTGTTTACGATTACGCTTACAACATTGGTGATGTTGAGCGTGGCGGGTTCACTGAGATCATTGCCGCTGGTGCCGCAACGAAATCAGCTGCAGAAGCTGATGTGCGTTTGCTGATCAACCATGAGGGTATCCCGTTGGCACGCACCAAGTCTGGGACGATGACGCTCACATCTGATGATATTGGTTTGAGGGTTATGGCCGAGCTCGACCCGTCTAACCCTGTGAGCGCTTCGTTGCGTTCTGCGATGGAACGTGGCGACATGGACCAGATGTCTTTTGCGTTTCGTGTTCTGCGTGACGAGTGGAACGATGATTACTCGATGCGCAAAATCTATGAGTTGAAACTGTTTGATGTGTCGATGGTGACGTACCCGGCGAACCCTGCCACGGTGGCGAAGGTTCGTAACGATGCGCAAGTTTCCGAGCAGGCTTCAGGTCGTTCGGTTGAGATGGCGAAACGCCAGCTCGCAGCAATACCAGCACGCCGGTAACAAGCCGGAACGCATGCCGCCTCCTGGCACATGCAGTCCACTTGAAGCCACAAGCTGATCCCATTCCTAAACAGAAAGGTTCCACAGATGTTGGAGCAGATCCGTAGTTTGATTAGCGCAGCGCTTGATGAGCGTGATGCGTCGCAAGAAGCAGTTGAAGCGATCCTTGCTTTGGCTGAAACCGAAGGCCGTTCAGATATGACGGCTGAAGAAACAGAAAAGTTTGATGTTGCTCGTGCTGAGCTTCGTGAGATTGATGACAAGATCACCGCATTGCAGGCCAGAGAGTCTGACCTCGTGGATCTTGCTACCCGTTCCGACAAGGCCGCTGAGGTCAGAAAAGAAGTACTACCCATGAACGTCAAAGTTGTTTCAGAAGAGCAGACCTACCGTGCAGATTCCGAGCATGACTTTTTGAGCGATGCTATTGCTGCGAAGTTCGGCAACGACTCTGCTGCCGGTGATCGTCTTGCTCGTGCCCGTGAAGAAGCACTCTATGGTGGCAAGCTGAGCCTTCGTAGTACGAGTGGCAACTTCGGCGGTTTAGTCGTACCTCAGTACCTCACCGAGCAGTTCGCTGCAACGCTTGCATCCGGTCGGCCTTTCCTCGAAAATGTCACCAAAGTGGCGTTGCCGGAACAAGGAATGAATATGGTGATCCCTCGTGGAGCTACCTCCACAGGTGTTGCCGCACAGACCACTGAAGGTACCGGAGTAACCAACCAGACGTTCACCGAGTCCGACCTTACTGTTCCAGTGCGCACGTTCGCTGGCCAGCAGGTTGTATCCCGCCAGAGCATCGACCGTGGAACTGGCATCGGCCAGATCCTCCTGGCTGATCTCTATCAGCAGTACGCAACAAAGGTCAACGTGTCCGCCATCTCTGGTGACGGAACCGCTGGAGGCCACTTCGGAATCCTCAACACGACTTCGGTGCAGACCGCAGCGTGGACCGGCACCACAGGCGCAAGCCTCGTTGCTGCAATCCACAATGGGCTTGGCAAGATCAACACCTCACGCTACGCAGCAGCAGACCTCATCGTCATGCACCCTCGTCGTTGGGCTTGGCTGTGCGCCCAGTCTGACTCGTCGCTGCGTCCGTTGGTCGCCATCGAGGGTTACAACGCCTTCAACTCTTCTGGCGCTGGAATTGCCGCAGGGTACGGGCCAGTCGGCTCCATTGCTGGCGTGCCGGTCGTAACTGACGCAGGTGTCCCAATCGTTCTCGGTGCCAGCACCGATGAGGACCGGATCATCATCACCCGCAAGGCCGATGTGTTGTTCATGGAAGATGGATCAGCACCAATCGGGCTTACCCTCAACGAGGTTGCCGCAGCCAGCTTGAACGTCACCATGGTGACCTACGGCTACTCGGCATTCACCGCAGGACGCTACCCAGTAGCCACCTGCAACCTGCAGGGAACAGGCTTCAAGCAGGTTCTTTCCTGAGTTAACTAGGATGGGTGGTGCAAGCAGTGGGCTTGCTTGCACCACCACCTAACCCCGATCAACCAAAGGACAAACATGCAAGAAACTTTTGATCACCCTGGACAAGTCCTGCTGGCGTTCCCGTCAACAGGCCACGACATCTCAACACGGTTCATGCGTTCCTTCTGGGAACTTGACGTTTGGGATCGTGAACGTGCGGTGCAAGTGTGGGAAGCGCTCGACGCACCTGAGTCACCGAACCCGATTGATCTGCGCCTACTGCACAATTACGTTGCGCTCGAGGCCACAGCGAACCTTGCGAAGGCTCGCAACAGGTTGTGCGACGAGTTCTTGAAGACGTACACGGATGCCGAGTGGTTGTGGTTTGTTGATACTGACATGGTGTTTGAACCGCAGTTGATGCATCAGATGGTTGCACGAGCGGTCGAACATGACATCAAGATCCTTGGTGCGTTGTGTGTGATCCTCACCGCTGATGGTGTGATACCCACACTGTTCATTGATAACCCGCAGACGATCACGCAGGTGATGCTCGATTGGGCTCCGAACCAGCTGGCCGAGGTCGCAGCAACCGGCACTGGTTGCCTACTGATTCACCGCAGCGTGTTGCAACAGATGTTTGATCAGAGTGGTGGTAGCACAAACTGCTGGTTTGGTTTCGATATCCGCTTTGGTGATGACGGCTCAGAGTGGGCGCTAGGCGAAGATGTGAGTTTTTGTTTGCGTGCGGGCGAGCAAGGCCACAAGGTTTACGTTGATACAACAGCGCATGTTGGGCATCACAAAGGCGGCAGGGTTTACTGGCCCAGTGACACCAAGACAATGGGTGTGACACCGCCAGAAGAACCACGCACCACGGACGATAATGCTAGGACCTGACGCTTCTAGGTACATCCTCGCTGGTCGTGGTGTACCGGTGGCACGACCGTTCAATCTGAGATGGTTGTTGCCGACTGTTTGCAAGGATGATTTGCGCAGGTGGCGTGCGGTGTGGGTTACGTCATGGGTTGTTGCAGCGGTTGGCATGTTGTGGTGGTGCTCGGATCTTGGTTGGGAACGTGCAGCAGCTGCAGCAGTGTTGTTGCTGGCGTTGCCTGGAGTGTGGGGTCCGCAAGTAGTACGACCTGTTGGCGTTGACTTACCGGCGATGGCGGTGGCGATCATGGCTGTTGCTTGTTTCGATCATGGCCTGTGGCCTGTAGCTGTGTTGCTGATTTTGGTTGCCGCTTCCATTAAGGAAACATCACCTGTGTTTGCTGCGGTGTGGGCATGGCATCCGATCATGCTTATCGGTTTGATTGTGCCGGCTGTTGTGTGGTTTGTTCGCAAACCACAACTTGACCAGGTGACCGCACAGCCTGTGTTGCGTAGAGTGTATGAGCATCCTGTCATCACTGCGATGGAAGCTCATCGTGGGCGTTGGCGTGACGCTTGGTTGATGGTCGCACCGTGGGGCGCAACCTTGGCAGCTTTGTACCGGCCATCGTGGCAGACGCTTCTAATACTCGTTCTAGCGTATGCACAGCTTCTTGTTGCTACTGACACGGTTCGCCTGTTGCACACGGCTGCAGGGCCTGTGATGGCCTTAGCGGCAGCGCAGGTGCTACCTGTGCAGTGGTTGCCGCTGATACTGGTCGCACACTTCTTCTGGTGGCGGAAACCCGAGGTGATCTGATGCATCACGCAGTTCTCGAATGGGTGCAACGATGGGTGCCTTCTGGGCCTTGCAGCGTGCTCGATTGTGGCGGGCGGGATATAAACGGTTCACCGAGTTACCTTTTCGAGAACGCAACACTCGAAGTTGTTGATCTGGTTCAAGGACCAGGTGTCACATGGGTTGGCGACATCCTCGACTACGGCAACGCACAACCATTCGATGTGGGCTTGTACCTCGAGGTTGCTGAGCACACACCTGATTGGCCGCTCCACATCAAACACATCAGAGACCTTCTCAACAAGAAAACTGGTTTGTTCATCTTCACTGCAGCAACACATGGTCGGCCAGCGCACTCCGCTTCCGATGGTGGGCAGTTGCAACCAGATGAGTACTACAACAACATCGACCCCGATTTGCTTGCACAACTTCTAGATCGCACTTTCTCAAAGCATGTGATCGATGTGCAAGGTGATGATGTAAGAGCTGCAGCATGGAGATGAACGCATGACAATTACCAATGGTTATCTCACACAAGCTGAAGCTGTGGCCTATGTGGGCCAGAACCTTGTGCAAGACACAAGCCTTTTGGATGATGTGGTTGAAGCTGTTTCAAGAAAGATTGACCGCTACTGTGAACGCGAGTTTTTCCAGACCACAGAAGCACGCACCTTTGCAACAGATGACATCTACAGCCTGACGTTTGGGTCATTCAATGACCTGGTGAGCGTCACCACACTAAAGACTGACCCAACAGGTAATGGTGTCTACTCCACCACCATCCCATCCACCGCATACCAGCTGTTGCCATACAACGCACCACAAGCATCAGAACCATACACAAGCCTGCAGTTGCTTGGTGGTGTGCAGTGGCCTGTACCAACCTTCAACATGCGACAGAACACGGTGGAAATCACTGGTGTGTGGGGCTGGCCCAAAGTCCCATTTGAAGTGAAACAGGCGTGCAGAATCATGGTTGCAGAAATAGCCAAGATGCAAGAATCCCCACTGGGTGTTGCAGGCTTTGGTGAATATGGTGTGATGCGTGTGGGCAAGTCACTACCACCAAGGGCAATAGACTTTCTTGCACCATACAGGCACGCACACAGTTTTGGTATCGCATGAGCAGCACTGTAAGCAATGGTGAAATCAGGGAAGCACTAGCCCAAGCAATTAGTGATGTGCCTGGCCTGAACGTGTACAGATACCCACCAGACAATGTGGCAGTCCCGTGTGTGATGATCAGCGGATTCAACGTGAAACCACTTACCTTTGATGGCAAACGTGAAATCACTGTTGATGTCATTGCCATGGTGTCACGCAGAAGTGTTGACCAGATGGCAGGGTTGGACCAGCTCCTTGATGCTGATGACCCCAGTTCTGCAATCACAGCTATTGAAGAAGCAGATGCACCAGGCATGGACTTCTTCGTTGAGTCCTACGGTTCATATCGTGAACTGATTGTGGCTGATGTTGGCTACTACGCAGCTGATCTGACAGTCAGAGTGATGATCTAATGGGCACTTCTAATAGTGTCGCAGAGTTCGGTGCAAAGATTGTTAAAGCAGGCCAAGAGATGGAAAAGGTGAACACTGCAGCAGTTGCTGCAGCAGCATTGGTTTACAAGGATGCTGTGATTGCTTCAGGCAAGGCTGCTACTGGTGGGGATGGGCAGCTGTCACGCTGGGGCAAGGATCGCACCAAGGTTGGTTTCAAAGGTGGTGTCAAACTCAACGCACGATACGACCTAGAAAACACTGGTGGGAAAGCACAAGCAGTTCTAAAGGCTGTTCCCATGGGTGTGTGGAAAGTTGTTGAGTATGGTGCATCAGCCCATGCCATTGTGCCTGGTACTACAGCAAAGATGCGTAAAGGTGCCAACCTCATATCAGCAATGATGGGTGGCGCTGATACTGCACAAGCACTTTCTGGTGCTCGCAAGGGTGCCAAAAGGCGCAAGGTGATAGCGTGGGGCAACGGCAACTTTGCTGCATACACGCGCCATCCTGGCACCAAAGGCAAAAAAGCTTGGTCCAATGGAATCAAGGCTGGCACACCAAGTGCTGTTGGCGCTTACAAACGGAAACAGGTTGAAGCACTGGGCAAGGTTTTCTGAGTGCGTATCCTTGTTGTTCACCCTGGCCCCAACTTCAGTGTGCAAGATGTGTTTGATGGTTGGTGTGAAGGGTTCACAGAACTAGGGCATGAGGTCCAGCAATACAATCTTGGTGATCGTCTCACATGGGGCAGCGTTGCCCACCTTGGCATGGATGATGGCACCTACATCAAAGCTTTCCCCACAACCAGAGATGTGTACAGTTTCGCAATTAGTGGGCTGCCACAATCAGTGCTGTACTGGTGGCCACAAGTCATTGTGTTTGTTTCAGGGTTCACTGTTGATCCACAGTTCTTAGAAGTCTGTCGTGGGCGTGGAATCAAAACAGCTTGTGTGATGACGGAATCACCTTATGAGGAATCACGCCAGTTGTTGATTGCACCGCACTTTGATGTGGTGGCTTTGAATGACCCAACCAACATCAACCAGTATTTGCAGCTGACCAAAGCTGTGTACACACCACACGCATACCGGCCTGACATCCACTTTCAAGGCGAAGCAAACGAGGACTACCACAGCGACTGTGTGTTTGTTGGTACTGGTTACCCAAGCAGGGTTGCATTCTTAGAACGCTGCAACTTCAGTGGCATTGATCTTGCGTTGGCGGGTAACTGGCAGAACACACCAGCCAGCATTGCTGAACATGTTGTGCATGACCTTGAAGATTGCATAGATAATCAGCAGACAGCTGAGTTGTACCGTGGCGCCAAAACCAGTTTCAATCTCTACCGCACTGAAACCAATGGTGATGTGGTTGATGGGGCTGATGGGTGGTCTGTTGGTCCAAGAGAAATTGAACTAGCTGCTTCTGGCACTTGGTTTGCTCGTCAGTCTCGTGGTGAATCAGATGAGTTGTTCCCTATGCTCCCTACTTTTGAAAGCCCTGAAGAGCTTGGCGAACTAATCCGCTGGGCGCTTGCAAATCCAGTTGAGCGGCAAATTGCTGCGCAGCAGGCAAAACGTGTGGTCACTGATCGTACGTTTCCAAATAATGCCCACACGTTGCTTGCATCGTGTGGCCTAGTGAAAGAAGAAACAGATGGCTAATCCGATCAGTGGAAAACGCGGGCGTGTGTATATCGACGCTTCCGCTAATGGCACTAGTGCTGCAACACCAGTTGCAAACCTCAACACTTGGGGACTTGATAGCACCACAGACAAAACGGAAGTTACGGCGTTCGGCGACCTTAGTAAGGTTTATGTCGTGGGAAATCCCGACGGCGCTATTTCGTTCGCGGGTTACTGGGACACTGCTGCAGGTTCGCAGTACGGCATCACTAATTCAGTGGCTGCTGGGCGCAAATTCTATTTGTACCCAGACAGCTCAAACACAGCCCAATATTTCTTTGGCCAAGCACACTTTGATCTGAGCATCACCCAGTCAGTGAGCGGCGCAGTAGAGGTATCTGGGACCGGATCAGCTGCTTCAACTGTTAGCAGCGTAGGTACCTGATATGGCTGACGAGTGGGCCGTCGTCACAGCCAACGGGCAAGTCAGGTTGGCTGATTTCACGCTGGCAGATTTGGTTGAACTAGAACAAGACTGTGATGAACAATGGTTCATTGTTATGTCTCATCCTTTTAGGTCAGCCAAATCTGCAAGCTTTGTTTACAAACTTGCATGCACCAAAACTGGTAGTGAACCAGCAGAGATCACCATGCGAAACATCACACAGATTTTTGTGCAAGTACCAGAAGATTTGCCTGTGATTTATGAGGGTGCAAACCCAAAAGCGGTGGAAGATCCACAGACGGATGGATCATCTGGTGTGCGCTCAAATTCAACTGGACCCCAGACCAAACCAGAAGCCTAAGTTTTAGGGATCTGCGACTTCTGAACGAGGCGGTATCAAATGGCTTTCCTTGAACGCTTACAAATGATCATTGATGCTGATGCTTCTGGTGCTGCACGCGAGTTTGGCAAACTAGGTGATTCTGCAGAAAAAGACCTTACGAAAGCAACTAAAGGTCTTGACAAGGTTTCAGGCAAAATGGTTTCAGTTGGTTCAGCTGTTGCCCTTGGTGGCCTTGCTGCTGTGGGCGGTTTTGCGAAGCTTGCAATGATGTCTGATGAAGCTGATCGTGAAGTCAAGAAGCTAGAAAACTCCATTAAGAACAGCAGCAATGCGTTCACTAATAATGGTGAGGCTTTGACTGAGGTTGCTGCAGGTTTGCAGAAGGTCACTGCAGCTGATGCTGATGCCATTGTTGGTGCGCAGTCTCTGCTTGTGCAGATGGGTGCAACAGAAGATCAAACTAAAAGCCTTTCGCCTTTGATTGTTGACTTGTCACAGAAGATGGGTATATCGCTGGAGGCAGCGAGTAAGGCCGTCGGCAAGGGTCTAAACGGTTCGGTTGGTGCCCTAAAAAAAATGGGGGTGGAGGTCGATGCGACAGCAGCAAAGACTGATGCAGGCAAAGCAGTCTTTGACGCTTTAGCTGGATCTGTTGGTGGATTCGCACAAGAAGAAGCAACCAGTTTTTCCGGGCAAATGACCATCCTAAAAAATAACGTGGGTGACCTTGGTGAGGCAGTGGGCAAGGGCGCCAGTGGTGTTCTTGGTGGTCTTGCTGGGCAAGCTGCTGGTGCAGCCGGTGCGTTGAACGAGTTGAACCCTGGCATACTCACAGCTGTTGGAGGGTTGGGCACCACAGCTGCTTTGGCTGCAACAGTGGGTGGCGGTTTCGCTGCTGCTGCAGGGCAGGCAATCAAAATGCGTGACCAGCTAACAATCGTGGGCGAAGATGGTTCACGATCAATGACCAAGGTTGGCAAAGCCGCTGGCGCAATAGCCTTTGTTGGTATCGCTGTTGGTATCGCTGAGACCACTGCAACTGTTCTGAACTCCATGAATGATATTGATGCCAAGATGGCCAAAGCTTTTGATGGTGCCCGTTCATCCATGGGTGGAACAAACGAGGAACTTGGCAAAGCGTTTTCTGAGCTGGTGCGTGTTGAAGATAAGAGCGCAGAGTTTGCTGGTATCTGGCAGGGCCTTGGCGCAGAAGTAACCATTGGCGGGTTCACAGCAGACATTGAAGAAGCTGACAAGGCATTCAAAACTTTCTTGGATTCCTTTGGGCCTGGCGCATCACAGCAAGTTCTTGATGACCTGAAAGCGCAAGCTGATGGAATGGTCAAATCTTCTGACGCTTACAAGACCCAGATGGAGTTCATCGGCAAGTCACAAAAGATGATTGATGAACGCACTGTGGCAACAGTCAATGCAACTGTTGCTGAGAAACAAATGAACCGTCAGCAACAAGAAGCAATCAAGCTGGAAGAAAAACGCACAGGCACAATTGAATCCATCACTGATGGGGTCAAAAATTTCAATGACCGTGTGAAAGCTTTAGAAACAACTTTTGGTGCATCAACTGCTGCAGGCAAAACATTTACAGAAGTGATTGAGCGTTCATCATTCTTGGATGATTCAGCAAAAGCTGCTGGCAACATGAACGGTGCGTACAAAGGGCTGTTTGACACGTTGGGTTCTTTGCCAAAAGAGTTTGACATTGTGAAGTCTGCTTTGGGTGATTACACAGATGAGCAGAACACTGCTGTTGGGGCAATCATCACGTTTGGGGAAAAAGCTGGTGGGGTTCTAGAACAGGCAATTACTTCTAAGAGTGGTGACCCACGTTTCCTTGGCGCAATTTTCCGTGAGCGTCTTGAAGAAACACTAAAAAATGCGAACATTCCACCAGAGCAAATTGCTGAGTACATTGGGCTGGCTGGGTTAGATGAAGCAACCATTGATCTTGCTGTGAAAATCTCATTAGCTGAAGAAGAACGGATCAAGTTTGAAACAATCCTTGCGTTGTTCCAACAGGATTTGAATGACGCGCCACCTGAGTTGCGTCTTGCTGTTGCTGATGCAATCAGAGATGATGAGTTTGCCAAAGCAAACGTGTTGATTGATCTGATGAATGGTGAGTTGACTCCTGCTGAAATACAGATGGTTCTTGGTGTCTTGCCTGAACTGGCACCGTACATTGCACAGTTACAAGCAGAAGCTGATGCTGATGCAATCGCTTTGACCACTGCCTTGTGGCCACCTGGCACAATGATTGGTGACCTGATTGCAGGGTTGCAGGGTCAAGCCAACGCAAACCCTGTTGTGATTCCAATTGTGTTACCTAATAACGCAACCACTGGAAACTTCAATGTGGATGTGAGCAGGGCTACAAAGGGCGGTGGGTTTGGTAAAGCTGCAGGTGGTTCAGTGTTCCCAACTACCACTTACAGTGTGAACGAGAATGGGCGCGAGTTGTTCACACCATCAAGCAACGGATTCATCATGAACGCATCAAACGCACAAGCACTACTTGAAGGCGTTTCACAACTGGTCAACAAGGGTGGTGGTGGAATGACAAACATCACGATCAACGAAACCAGTTCACCACGCCAAACAGCGCTAGAAGTCATCAGGGCCAACAAGGCTTCACTGTTCCTGGCTGGTGCATTGTGACCGCATCGTCAATCACCTTTGACGCTGTGGCGCTGGGTAACAGTGCAATCAAGATCAGAAACTTGTGGACGTTCTGGCAACCTGCACAACTTGAAGCGTCAAACATTAAACTTGCTGGTGTCACTGGTATGACTGCACGCAAACCCTTGGTGCAACCAACCACACACAGCTTGGAGCTAGTCATCTCTGGTGAAAGGTCCACCAGTGGCACACCAGACACAAACTACCCGGCACGCTTGAAAACCAATCTTGAGTTCATTGCAACGAACTTCACGAACATCCCAGCAACAGCTGATGGTACGCGCACAGCAGTGCTGACACTGCCTTCAGGGGCGACGATCACAGGCCCAGTACACATCCTTGGGCTAACTATCGGTGAGGTTGTATCGACCGCTAAATGGGCGCTTGCAGTGTTAGAGGTTTCAGTCCCAGCAGGTGTTCTCGCATGATCCAAAAAAGAAGGTTGAACTGATGGCAAACGTTGTTTATCCGACAGGCATGAAAGCCTTTGCAGACGCAGACATTGACTTTCTGGTTGATGACATCAAGATTGCTGCGATGAGCAGCACCTACGTTTACTCTGCTGCACATGATTTCCGTGATGATCTGTCAGGCGTTGTTGCAAGCTCGGCAAATCTTTCATCAAAAACTTCAACTGGTGGTGTGCTTGATGCTGCAGATCCAGTGTTTACATCTGTGACAGGTTCCACCATTGTGAGCTTTGCGATGTTTAAAGACACTGGCACCGCTTCCACATCACGGCTGATCTGTTTTTGGAACGCCACTGCAGCTGGCGCAGCGTTCGCT